GCGCAGCCTGTAAGTCGTCGCACGGAAAGCGTATATCTTCGTTGTCAGATATTTGAGCGGCTGTGAGTGTAGGAAGATCCGCTATATTGATGTCTGCCATTAGTCTTCACACTCCGCAGCTACAATGCGCCATTTGCTTTCCGTTGGGAACCACTCGACAAGTACTTCTTTTCCGCTGCTCACATTTTCGTCGCCGTGCATCCAGTCCAGATGTGCCGTCACATCGTCTCCAGAATCGCCACCTTCTGTCCAAAGTGAAACCGTTCCAGAACTGCCGTAAGCGATAGTTCCATCGGCGACTCCTCGCACAACTGCTTGTCGATGACACCCCAATCGCACAATAGCATAATTGGCTGATTCGTAATCGCCAAGGTTGTCTCCGCCATACGTGACGACATGGTCATTACCACCAGTTCCAATGTCCTCGCCAGAAATTGTTTGCAACACGTGTCCGCTAATCGTTTCTATTTCTCCAGCGCTTTGGGTTGTTATTTGGCCAACATCAGACGACAGTGACGATGTCTTGTAAAGCAACTGTGCAGAACCATTGGGGGTCAGTATCAGCTGCGTGTTGTCGGTTGTGTCTACGTCGGCAAATTGCCACGGCTTTGATAAATCGGTTATTCTGACAACAACCAGTCCATCGATGTGTGCTTTGCCTACCTTTCCATCTTGTATAGCTTGTGCGGCAACGACGAACTTACCGTGATGACTTGCAGTCGGTGTAACACCATCAAGCACAGGCTGAAACTCGAACTTCCCATAGCTTGATGGCGACAGCTCGACGCCGTCGATTCCCAAAATGTCGCCTCTCAGTACCGTGCTACCCGTGTTGTTGGCAACTCGAACATAGTGGCCTATCCCGCCCACTCTTGGGTCGGGCTTTTGGCCGCCTCGCATTCTGTTTGCTACTGCAGCGTCTACAAACGCATTCCAGGTTGGGGCACGCATTGCGCGCCCAACCGAAGAACCTTGCGTAACGTGCACTAGCGTCGATGTCATGTACCTATGCCAAGCTGTGAAAAATCAGCATACTGATATATTTGCTCGATGTATGCTTCCTGCGGCACCTGTATGTTGTCTGTTTTGCCAGGGTTAGGTTGGGTTAAATACCGCACCCACATCAGCTGCCATCCTTCAATATCAATTCCAGTGATTTCGTTCGGCGACTCGCCTACCGTGATTCCAGTCTCGTTCTCTCGTGTTTCAAATTGAAAAGTAAGCTCCCAGTCGTCAGCATTTCTCGCACTGCCAGCTACGCCGGCAAAGAGCACCTCGCCTCGGTCAAAGCCATAGAAAGTGTTGTTGTTCACCTTGCCGACCATGCCAAGTACCGTTGTGCGATAGCTTTGCGTAACTGATGCTTGCGGGGCATACCATGATACTTGGAATCCACCAACGGGGACGCGTACGTCAGCTCCTTGTGCCTTGTCGTCCTCGTCCATGTCAATTTTGTTGTGAGTCTCTTTGTGTGATACTCCAGGTGCAGTCTTGTAGGACGCTGTGGAATAGCTGCGATAGATGCGGCGAGTGTCCAGATTGACGTTGAAGCTAGTCGTTATGTCGTTTGTTTCAGGTTCTTCGCCCTGCGTAATGGAAAAGCTGGCAGTCGTCTTAAACAAGCCAAGGTGGTCGGCCACTTCCTCGACAGCAATATTTTGCAGTGGAATACCATCGGTAGTCAGACCTGGGTAATTTGAGCCAAGATAAAGCAACGTAGAGCCTATGGCATCACCCGCGTCTGTCGCATCCTTTACGACAAACTCAATCTGCCGCGATTGCTGATCGCCGCGTACTCCTCTGAATTTTTCAGCTACTGTCGCCATGTCAGTTACCAAACGCCCAATCGAACTGGATTTTCTTCTCTATGTTTCTAAGCGCTTCAAGCTGATCCTTTGAAAGCTTCAATTGTTCATCCTGTTTCCGTTCATTTTCTTGCGTAAACACCTGGCCGGCTCTGGCACCACCGAGTAAAGGCCCGCGGTCCAAAGACATTTGAAACAGATCGTCTGGAATCTGCGCCTCTAATGCATCCCTAGCCGCTTTCGCAGCCCGATCAAAAAGCTCTGGTGCCATTTTCCCAGATTCCAGTAACTCCTGAATTCTTTCCATTTCCATTCGGTATTTTTCGATCGGAGTTCTGGTCTCTGCCCACAAGTCCCTTACGGCCTCCATTTGTTCCGTATGCTTTTGCGTAAATTTCATGACATCGCCCCATGAATCGTTTAACCAAATCATTCCCCGGCGGATTGCATCAGAGATAGGGCTGTCAGTGTTAGTCGAACTGTAATCGGGCAAAAGCCGAGCGTCGGAACGACTGGTTGGCTCTAACATTTCCTTTTGTTTAGCGGCTTCTTTCGCATCCATCTGTCGTTTTTTAACTACATCAGCCAGTTTGATTAGTCCATCCAGTTCAGCCCTTAAACCGGTAATCTCGCTTTTACCCACGGCAGCAATTCCACTTGTTGCAATCATGGCTTCTTCAAACAAGCGAACCTGGTCGGCGGTAAGACCTTTCAAACTTAAAGCCCACGAACGAAGTCGGCCAATGTAAGTATACCTGGTTTGAAATCGCTCGAACGCTGTCGTTACGTCTGTAAGTGCTTCCAGCCATTCAAGTCTAAACGTCTTCGACGCAATTTTTGTTGCAAGTTCTATTTCACCTCCAGAGATTGCTGTTGCAACACCACGATAAGAATTTCGCAAAATCTCTACTTGTTTCTGCCAGTCTACAGTCGCGCCAATAATCGCAGCAATTCCGATCGCTACTGCACCCCCAGGAGAAAACACGACCAAGGCAAGTTTCAAAGCTCCGAGCGAGGCCGCCACGCCCTTAATGCCTAGTCCCAATGTCGTTAGCGAACCACCTAATGCCAACGTGGCAGCTCCAGCTAATCCAACAGCCACGACAACATCTTGGTTTATGCGAATCCATTCTTGCGCTTTTACAACAACTTGAGTTATTGCGTCGAGAATTTTGACGATATTGTCAGCAAATGCTACCCCGATTTGCGCTGTCATCGCTCGGAATGAAGTTCGCAACCTATTGAACGCATCCGCCAAAGCTTCAGCTCTTTCCGCATCCAGCTTAGACAAGGTCCCGCCAAGAGAATCAAACTCTTGCATCAAGGCACGGATGCCACTTTGGCCTTGTTGTATTAGTGGAAGTAGATCTTCAAATTGCCTTCCAAATATTTCAAAACCAAATTGCTTGGAAAGGTTCTCGTCTCCCAAGCTATTCAATGCTTCAACTAACGTTAAAAACTGTTCTTCTGGCGCCAGCTGCGAAAGCTTTTGAGCACTAAGTCCTAATTCCTCCAACGCTCTTGTTGCAGGTCCCATCCCTGTACCTGCATTGGCTACACGGCGCGACATTCTAAATAGTGCCGAACCGACCGCTTCAATAGAAGTCCCACTTTGTTCGGCAGCATATTTCAGCTGAGATAATGCTTCAACCGCAACTCCAGTGCGGCGAGACATTTTTGCTATTTGGTCGCCAAGAGATGCAAACGACTTAACGCTTGCGGCAAGAGGTGCGACGATCGCTGCCCCTAAACCGGTAAGCCTAGCTCCGAGCGATGCTATAGAAGTTCCAAATCTGCTAAGCTGAGCTTGTGCTTTACTAAGTCCCTGCGTGAGTTTGTCGTCGAGGGATAACTCAATATATGCTCTGCCAGCCCGTATCCCTTTACTTGTTGGCATGGTGCATTGCTACCAAAACTTTGAGTGATTCGAAGGGAATTGTATTTTGAGAGGTGCTTTTGGTTCTCAATGGATGTATGTCTTCTGGAACAAACGGTTCCGACTTTTGCTTTGGATCTCTTACTGTGTTGCAAATTGTTGCCCACAACAGACTGGTTCTGTCCCAGTTGTGGGTCAGTTTTGCGCGAGCCATCCATTCCAGTTCTCTCAGCGTGTACAACCATGGGTCTATGCCAGCAAGTGCTGCAAGCTCGAAGCAATATTGATATGCATCGGTTATTCGTTCGGTGCGTTCTTGTTCTTGGTCGCTTGGACCGCCGCTTGAATCTTGCGACGGTCCTCTTTCGGGAAAAAATCCGTAATGGATTCCCTTAAAGCATCCAACATTGCGATGTAGGCGTCTCCCACAAGAGACTCGCCGAACTCCTCATCCGATACACCTCGTTTCTCAGCTTCTGGTTGACACAGCCCATAAACAACATCTGCAATTAGTGCAAGATCGCTGTGCAACTCTTGCATTTGCCCTTCGTTTGCCAACGCTGAACCTAGGTTAAATCCAGTAAGCGATTTGACCCGTTTCATTGTCGTAGGGTTGATGTGCAACTCCCACGTGCGCCCGTTTGTGTCAGTGAATGATGCCATGGCTTACGGAGTGTTGTCCTTGTAGTACCACAGTGGATTGCTGGAAATGCTAAGCGTGACAGACATTTTCTGAATGTCCTTCAGGTTTTGCGTCATACTCATTGACACGCCAAAGTTAGCCACAAGTCCCTGCACGACTGTGGTGGCGTTGTAGGCTCTATCGAGAAATGCCATGGCGATCTCAAAGTCGTCGTTAGAGGCGCCACCGATGTTGCGCCAGCAAGCCACTAATTCATCCGTGAAAGCATCGCCCGTGATCCATTTTGCGTCAAATGTAACTTGGCCGTTTGCCAGTACTGGGACGATCGAAGCGAAACCTTGAGACGCTTCGGCCCGCGATGTCACGTCGACCGTCTCACTGCCGATGTCAAGCGACAAATCCATGATGTTAGTAACCGCGGTTGCAGTTCCCAACCACGTCGTTACCTCTGCTTCAGCAACGGAGCTACTGAATTTAGTAAAATCCGCAGCGTCAAAGTAAGCTACGGCGGTTCTGCCTAGGTTATGTGCCATTTACAGGTTCTCCTGTCGCATGAATTTTTTGAACAGTTCAGTTGCAAACTTGCGTTGCGGTTCCATGTAGGGCCGTTTATGAACATAGGTCTGATACCTGCCTCGGCCTCTCAATTCGTTAAATGACGCCATCCCGCCTTCTTCCAGCAGCTCTGCGCCAGTTTTGCCCTGTGTTGATTTGACATACGATGACTCGAATCGCACTGGACCAATGACAACACTCCTGGTGTCCGGTTCATATCCGAAATAAATTCTGTCCTTTAGTAATCTAATGCGATAAAACGGTGGTTCGTTTTTGCGTGATACCGTTTTTCGGCGAGCTGCATCCAGTTCTTCCGACGTTGCTTGATGTTGCGCGAACCTTTTCAAAACCTCGATGTATTTCTTTCTAGCACGCGCTGGTGCTTTTTTCATCGACCAGCGCACTGCATTACGGACTTGAGCACCTACTCCGGTTAGTACTCGCTTTGTTTTTCTGTCAAGTGCCCTGTCAATTGCCGGTCGGTCGAAAAAGAACTTAAATTCTGACTTACCAAGTGCGTTTTTCTTTCCAATAAAGGACTTTTCAAACGCACGAAACCCAACGCTAGGCACGATACGTTACCCCAATCACCGATGTAAAATGCCCTGCTTGTATCAAGTGTTCTTGGTTGAACGGTATTTGAGCCACTCCGTCACCAGAGATAGTGTTCATCTCATAAGTGCCCATGTTCTCGTTCTTTAAGCTGTCGGCAATCTCTTCCCGCAGCAACAGCATTGCGTCTTCTTCAATTAACCTTGCTGCAGCCGTCAATGCAGTGATGGCTTTTTGAACCGCAATGTTTATCGTGATTTCTAGTCGCCAGTCACCCCGTGTTTCGCCTTCTTCTTCGAATTCGCCTGGAAACACCGTTACCACAACGTCGTTGGTTTCCTCCAGCTCTAGCGATGGAACGTTCGCGGCTGTCGCAGTAAACGACTGACTGTAAGTCTCGTTGTTAATAAAATCCACCACTGCGTCACGCAGATCGGCAATCTTCGCACCCATTAGGCCGAGATCTCCTTGCAGTGGACGCGAATAATCGTTTCGTACGGATCGCTGTAGTAGTACTGTCGCTCGCCAGCAGGCTGCACAACCTCGAACACCCTTGTTCCCCACGTCACAGTGTCGCCACGACGGGGCACCACACCGAGCAAGTCCGCAGCCTTGAATATCCAATCCTGCGTCTTATCGGTGCGAATAGCCCCATCCGTGGTTTCACTGATAATTGGCGAATTGCCAGGAACAGCCGTAGCTGTTACTGTCGTAGCTCCCTGAGAATACACAACGTCTACGCCAGCGGCCGGGTTGATGGTCGCCCAAAGTGCAGACGCTGCGGATTCAAATGGAGTAGCCATGGGTTAAACGTCTGCAACCGCTGTTTCTGCGACTCCGATTGCGTCAGTTACGATAATCGGAATTCCCTCGATTTCCGTAGGTCGAGGTGCGGGAACTCCAGTTGCATTCGTAGCACTACGATTGCTTCTAAGTTGCTCCAGACTTCGGCGACCCATCACGCAGAGGTTGGGCTGCCTGCCAGCAGGGAACGCCTCCAATGCTTGATACAGCTTATCGTCAGAGCAATCATTCGTTGTGCCTGCGTCCAGGTTGGCTAATCGCACACTCGACGTGGCATACGCACCATAGTTAAAACCAGTCCAAGCAGTGATGTTTGTGCAATACGCAAAGTAATGCGCCGGCACCGACGTCGTTACACGCTGCTTAACCGTCTCATCAATGGTGATCTTCCCCTGATTGCCGACAATGACGCAATTCTCCTCCATGTTCTGTCGGAGAAAATACACAGAAGACAGAGCGGTACTACCGCCGCCGTCAATTGTATACGCATCGCTCAGGTCGCCGTGTTTTTCGGCAAGCCCCGCATGGCCGCTTGCGTCACCGTCGGTCGTCCCATTGAATACCTGGGTTTCCCACATGAAAAACGCAGCTCGGAGGTGACGCAACGCCTCTCGACGTATAAACGCTTCTGGGCCATCGGGCCATACTTCGGCGACAGCGACGTCGACAGTAAACGACGCGTCGAGGATGGTTAGGGTCATCGTCCTCGGCGTGTCAATTGAGCGCACATGGTCGCGTCCCGCATTCCCAGCGCGAAAGCCGGGAGTTGGTGCGGTCGTGTAGTCCAGGTATAAATGACTATTCCCGTAGGAAGACACAATTGCCGGCGCTTGAGCCAAGTACGGCGCATCGTCGAATAGACTACTTACCTCGGCACCAGAAAGGTTCCCGTTTCCAATTGCCGCAACTTCTGCTACTGTAAAGAGATCATCAGCCATGCTGGCTAACTCCTATGTTCACCACCCCATCAGGCAGGCGGTTTCAGTTATATGTCTTGCCCGCGATACGAATCAGCGGTTGCTTCGAATCTGATTTAGCCTCAGAGTACGTCACAGGCTCCTCTTCACCAGGTAATCTCGACGCTTCGAGCTTGGCTTTGAGTTGCTCGTTTTCCTCTTTAAGCTTTGCCAGATATTGCTCTTTGGCCTCCTCGTAGGACATTCCGAGAGCAAACCAAACGCCACCTTGCTCGCCGAACGCATCGAGAAACTTAACGCCTTCCGGCTTCGGATCCTCGATCGGTTCGTCGCTCAATGCGACTTCTGGCGCGGCATCTTCAACAACGGCTGTGTCTTCTTGCTGAGTCAACACAACGGCCTCTGACGCCTTATCTGTAACCGGTTCCTCTTCAACAGCCTCCTTAACGGTGGCCTCCAACTCAACGGGTTTCTTGTCTTTGGACATAAATTCGACCTCTACTTTTTCGTCGTTTGAAAATTCTGTCGACGTATTTTGATCTGCACCATAAGGACAGATTGCTACACCTCTCAGTGGCCATTGTCGAACAACAACGCCTGGCCCAGCGAAACTACTACCGTTGACGTCGGTACTTTCGCCTTCGGCCACGTTCTCTAGCCGAATACCGTTGCCACCAAAATTGATGGACGCCTCATACGGTACTCCGGCTTTCTGTTTGAAAATGACCTCAGTGGCACGGTCGTTGTCTTTGTAAGGAACGAGTGCACCACTTACTTCTAAGTCACCAGATTCCGTACTGAAATGATTGGCATACCCAATTACTTCCGTGTCCTGGTGGGCGTAGTCAATGGGGATGCGGTTTTTGTGGCGCACGCCAGACAAATCATGAATGATGCGTCCCCAGTACCAGTGCTCGATGGGCTGTCCTGATCTGGCGACCATCCTGAATGGCGCTGTTTTAGCGTCATCGCCATTTTCGCCGAGCTGGAATTCACCAGCTGTAAACCGCAATGCGGACAGCGGCACGGTTCGCTTGTCGGTTTCTTGTCGTTCATTCATTTCTAGCCCCTGATATCGAGCTTCAAAATGACACTCGTGATCTGCGCAACGACCGCCGTACCCGTCGCACTGTCGGTGATGGCTGCTGTAACGCGAATGTCCAACAAGTCACCAGAAGAAATACCTGTCGGAGTGATCACAAACGACAGCGTCGACGAGGTTAACGCGTTGCACGATTGAGCAGCGGTAGCACAGATGTCATCGCCCGCCCCGTTTTTGTAAGCCTCAACGTCAATCGTGGCGGTTCCATCAGATACCGTCGTCTCCATGTCCGCAGCAATCGCCAGTGTGATGCTCTGGCCATTGTCATATTCCACAGGTAGCGGAACCTGGACGCGTCCGTATTGAGTGACGGTCGTTGCCTTAGCGTCGGAAGTCTGTAGGCTCGTTCCCGTCGTGCCAAACGTGCCATTGATCATGCCTAAGTCGTCGTTGGCTGCCGCAGCGGGCAACAACGAAGACACGGCATCGTGTACTCGAAACTCTGTTAGCGGAATGCGATATGACTGAAGCGCCTCTTGCTTCAGGTCAGTTCGAGACAGAAAATCGTCTGGAATAATAAAATTAGCCATTATTCGTCCTCGCTCGTTTGCACCTCATCCATCGACGCGGTGCCAGTAGTTGTCAATTGGAGGTTTACGCCTTTCGACTTTGCGTATTGAATCGCGTCCGCTATTGCATCGACGTTTTCGTAAAAGTCTGTTCCGGTTTCCCGGCACACACGTTGCGGACTGTCCAGCCCTGCAGCAATCGCCGCTGTGTGTCCTCGCACTTCCTTGCTTGGATCCCACCACGGCACTCCTGCTTCCTGCCAGTTCCACTTGATGTCTTCAAATTGCATCCCGCTCGGTAGTGTCAAATCGCCGTCGAAAACAGCTAGGCCGATTCTCCACCGAGTAATTTCGTCGAGCAGCTCTCGCAAATCAGCACGCTTGGCTTCGCAAGATTTCAGGTAGTTCTGCAAAGCGCCTTTGCTGCCGAAAAAGTTGGTGTGCGATTCGTCGTAGAAACTGAATGGAAGATCGAGAGACTTCAGGCAAACATGAATCATCATGTTTAGAAACCCGACCGTCTCTGTTGCTGGCGTTTTGCTTTCAAGAAACTCCGCCTTGTCGCCAGGGTTCAAGTCGAGCTGCACTGGTCCTTTGCCAAAGTCCACCTCATATCCGCTGTCGAGAATCCCATCATCGTTTGCATCGGTCGTCGCGCGCGTCGAATCGAAGCCAACTTCAGCATCGCGATAGAACGCCAGTGCAAATAGCTGGTGAACCTTCAGCTTGGCGAACGCCATCGAGAACCCCTCGTACGTGTCTTCGAGGGTGTTTAGCGATGCCGCGATTGGAGAAATGCCGCGAATTTGGTCGAAGCGATCATAGCAACCGTGCACGAACAGCGACGTGGCGGGAACAATTCGCTCGAAAGTGAGGCTACCGTAATCACTTCGACGATTGATGCAGTATTGCTGCGGCGTACCGCCGATTGAAGTTTTTACGCCGTTTTTCCAATTTGACTCGTTAAAGCCCTTCGGACCATCGCGAGGTGTCGCAACACGGTCGGATTCGATTGCCTGCAATTTTCCGCGGCTTACACCGTCGCCAGTGAGCTTGAGGAGAAAAAAGTCACCGTCGACAATCCTCCGGGCTTCAGCGAGTCGCACCATCCGGCGGAAGGGATGCTGCCTTCGAAGATCGCAATTTTGGCGCCCGCCCCACCAAGTCATGAACCGCTCGAGTTCAATGTCGAAATCAGTGCGGGTTTTCGCCTGGAACGTAAAGCTTGAAACGTAATCGAGATGCTTGCGTATTGCCCACGCCGCAATCGCAAAATTCCGCTGCACATTATGCGCAGTCGCCTGGAGTCTGTTACGATCCAGATCCTTGAGTATCAAATCCTCGTGCTTGACACGCGTAGCTGGCGCTCTCCTGCGCCCGTTGGACGTAATCGCATCGTAGCCAGCAAATTTGAAAATGCGGTCGAGCATCAGAGGTTTGGATCGGAAGTCATCTTGTAGACGGCCATGGTAGGTCGAGGAGTTCTACCAAGACGTTCGCTGTCGTCTTCCTGCAGCAGCTCCGCCAAACGCTTCGCCGCGAAATGGAGATCTTGCTGGACTGACATGCCGTCAACAGCAACACGCGATGCGGCGGAATTGACAATGGCACGCAGTGCCGCAATTTCGGAAGAATGGTCTGCCATGTGTAAAATACTGGCAAACCTAGCCGAATAGATAAACAGCGGATATTAGGCAGCCTAATATCTTTGCTGTTTTTTCCGAGAAAATATTAGCTGACCTGATTTCCCTGGAAGAAATGCAGGATGTGCCGCTGGAATTGTCGGCAGTTGCGACATTTGAAATTTTGCCACTTCAAATGGTCGTAGGGCTGCCCGAGGTGCATCCCTGAACGGTCCCGCTGATTGACGATGGCACCCGCCTCGAGGTCAGTCGACTTGCACTTGATGCATCGAGGCAATGGCACCTCTACTACCGGCCTTGGCTTGTTCTTGCTGCCCTTGGGACGGCCAGGCCCCCTTTTGGGAGTTGGAGCAGTGCTACCACTGCTCCTAGTGCTTGAGTTGTCGAACTCGTCTTTTCGGTCTAGCTTTTCTTGTGTGTCCTGCATTCATCTCCTCCCTGGTTATCCCGCACATGCTGGCCGCAGCCATGCACCCTACGATATTGTCCCAAAAGTGGTTGTCAGGCTTGTTGCTTGGTAGCGTCCATTCGTCGACAACTCGCCCACGAGCTTCCACTCGAGTCGCTCGCTCTGATGCCATGTGATCCGCAAATAGCTGATGCCTTGATTGCTGAGCTTTGAAAAGCGTAATTGCTGACGTGTGTTCTGGTGGCACCGTCAATGCCTGGTGCACCAGCGTTTTCCAATAGTTCGTGTCAACGAACGCAGATAAAAGCAAACGCTTTTCCGGCTTCTCCGTTACCCAGTGGTGTCCCCTAAGCAAACCGGGACGGCGCGTGTATTTCGCCATCGGAGCATGTTTCGCGCCGATCCCCACGCCGTAAGCCGGCATCCAGTTCGGTTGCCTTGCTTCCCGAATCGCTGAATGAATCACCTCTGGCCGATACCGAGAATCAACCAAACCGCGAGTAATTCGCATCTCTGCGCCGTCTTCCCGCAACCACACGCGATCCGCCAGTTCAATAACGAGATGCCTTACACCAGCAGCAATGGCACCCTGAATGTCGTTTCCAGGTGAAACGCTTTGAAGCGTCTTCCGTACCTTCGACAAATTAAAATACCGACTAGATGGTTCCGGGTAGGCACCATAGTCCAACACGTGACCGCGGAAGCTTTGCGACCACGCACAGACCGTCCAGTAAAGGAGCTTTTCCTGCACATCAATGTGACACGTTAGTACGGAACAGTCTTTAGGCACAACGCCACGCTGGTGCTGTGTCGTTCGCTTGACAATCGCCAGTGGATTGAGAGCCTCAAGATCGGACGACAGATCCTCGTCCGGCGTATTCTGCCGCTCGGCAGCGAACGCTCGTGGATCTCGAAAATAGTCGTCCATGGCGGTTTGCAAAGCCGATCGCTTTCCAGGGTCCACACGAGCTGGCCAATAAACCGTCGCGCCATCGTCCATCTGATCGCGGTGCTCATCGTAGAACTGGTTCGCCGCGTTTTTGTCAACCTCGCCCAGCAGCTCCTGCCGGCGGACCCCGTCGTACTTCTCCCAGAGGTTCATCTGCTTCGGCCAGCTCTGAATCGTCTGAACCTTGATGGCGTGCCAGTCAGGGGATCGCTCCTGGTCAAGCAAGCGATCCGCCAGGTCGCCGCGGTAGATGACCGTAGCAGCCACCATCGCCGCCATACGCTTGCCAGGGCCTGCCATGCCCAAGATGTCGCCCGAGATGATGTCCTCGCGTTCCTGAACGCCTGCTGGGCTCTTGGCCGACTTCCTGGTCTGCGGATCATCCACAAGCACGCAGTCAGGACGAACCTGCTCACCAGCTGGAGTCGTCGCAACGCCACCTCGGATCGCTGCTCCAGTCAAGCCACCGCCCGCTATGACCACGCCAGCATTGCCCTGCTCGAGGCTTTCGGGAATTGTAGGAAACACCACAAGCTCAGTTCCCCACGCCATAAAAGTCGGTTCCTTCCGGCACATCTGAAAATTAGCCCGATTGGCAATTCGCTCAAGTGATCGCACTGGGTGGATCACTTCGGGAAAGTCCTCGGCGAGCAAGACGTTGTTCTCAAGAATGGTCTTGATGCCCTTCAGCAGCCGCTTAAATTTCCCGTCATCAGCAGCGATCAACATCGGGTATCTGCGATGCCCGTACAGTGCAGCCCAGATCTCTGCACGCTGGCAGATGGTAGTCTTGCCAGATCCTCGAGGCATGGCGACCACGACGTTCCCGCCCTCAAGAATTACCCGCTGGATTACCGCGATGAGCTGCAGATGGTCGTCGGAGAATTCAAGTGGGAACGCTTCGGGGTGATAAGTTTTCAGATAGGCCAGCAGGTCTGGCTTGCAGTAGGCACGACGAGCGTTGTTCTGAATCTCAGGCGGTGGACCGATCTCGCGAACGGATTCTTGTACGTTCCGACTTCTCGCTGATGTGTAGTTGCGCTGTTGTTCTGGTTCGTACGGCACAATGTGTTAAGATAGGTATAGAATATAGAAAAAACGGG